TCGGTTGTCTGTTCCGGGTTCCCGCAGTGTGCATTTACGATCGATACTTTCCGCGCCTGGATCGCGCAAAAAGCCGCAGGAGAAGTTATATCTGTCGCGGGGACCGCTGCCGGAGTCGTGGCCGGCGCTGCCGTCGGCGGGCCGGTTGGAGCAGTCGCGGCCGGCGTGCTGGGTTCAATCGGAATAGGCGGGCAGATAAATTCAATGGTTCAGGAAGCAACACAGGGATCGAAGGTCCGCGGAAATACCGGTTCATCTGTTGAAGTTTCCATAAAACAGAAGGATTTTTATTTTAAGGAAATGGGAGTCACTGCGCAATATGCCAGAATGATAGACGACTTTTTTGATCGGTACGGTTATGCGTGCTGCCGCGTGAAATATCCGAACCGTAATGTCCGGCCACATTGGACCTACACAAAAACGCAGAATTGCACGATAGACGGAAACGTCCCCGCTGATGATCTGGAAAAGATAAAGTCAATCTATAATAACGGTATCACATTCTGGCGGAACGGGTCCGAAGTTGGGTTATATACCCTGAATAACTCACCGACGTAAACAGGAGGTTTTATATCATGAGTCGTAAACGAACGTTTTTCGGGGAGTCCTCACGAAATAACCGATATACTTACACGCAGTATATGGAAAGACTGATCGATCTTTCTGTCTCCATGTTTGACTGGGTAAATGTACCGGATACAATCGATACACGGTTTTTAGAGTTAACTTTGTTCCATGACGGCCAGGCCGTATTCTTTAATGATGAGGAACTGGGTTTTCTCTGCTTACAGTCTGCCGTTAACGGCCGTTTTAATGTTTACAGGATCCCGGTACGCCGGCGCGCGTATGCCGTGAACGGATACCAGCGCGATTTGACCGATAAAGATTCAGTGCTTGTCTGGAATAATCTGATTCATTCAAATTCAGTTATTGAGGTCCGGAATTTTGCGCAGCGGCTTTATAATCTGGACCGGATCATAGACGTTAACGTGAACGCGCAGAAAACGCCGGTTATGATCCAGGCTACAGAACAGCAGCGATTAACGCTTTTAAATCTCTATAAAGCATATGACGGGAACGCGCCGTTTATATTCGGTGATAAAAATCTGGATCTTTCAGGAATAAAAGCGATCAGTACCGGCGCGCCGTATCTGGCCGATAAATTATATGAACTGAAAACAGAAATCTGGAACGAAGCACTTACTTATTTAGGTATTTCAAACGTTAATATACGGAAGAAAGAACGTTTGATAACCGACGAAGTGAACCGGCTTCAAGGTGGAACGATCGCGTCCAGGTATTCCAGGCTTCAGGCACGGCGCCAGGCTTGCGAAGAAATAAATCGTATGTTTGATCTTGAAATCTGGGTGAATTATCGGGAAGATTTTGAACCGGAATCAAATATAGATCTGGATCCGCAGGAGGTGACAGGCGAAGATGAGTAAATATACTACAGAACTGCGTTATATATGCGAAAAAGCCGCCGGATATGATAATTCTGCGGGTTATAATTTTGTAGACGAAACCGTTACAAAGGCAGCGCCGGTTATTTTTGATTTTGACTTTCCTATGTTCGATGAGTCTTACCGGCTGCCGCTGGAACGGAAGATTCTGAAACATTATTATACCCGCGAAATCAGCGCGGAAACCGTCGGCTTATGGAAGTTGTGGCTGAATACCCGGTTAAATGAGATCATGCCATTTTATAACAAACTGTATGAAACGGAATTGATCAAATTTAATCCATTGTATGATATCGATCTGACACGGGATCATAATACGGTATTTAATGGGCGCGCGGACGGATCCAGGGATCAGGACACAACAGACCAGGCGGAAGAAACAAAGAATATCACAACAGAACATACCTCTGATCTGGACCAGACCGGAACGAATGGAGAATCAGTTACGAACAACGGCCACGCCGTAACAGAAACAACGATTGACGAAGATTCTTTAAACTGGAATTATTACAATGATACGCCGCAGGGCGGCGTGAACGGCCTGGAATCGCTGACCTATCTGACAAACGCCACAAAAGACACGGGCGAAAAGTCTACTACGAATGACAGCGAAACAACGACCACGGACACGCAGCGGACCGACGCAGCAACTACTAATAATGTTGATGTTGAAGAAAACACGTCTACGGATGAAGAAACAACAGCGCAGCGCACGTCACATTTGAACGAATCAACATTAAATAAGGTCCTGAACACTGAAGATTATCTTGAACACGTTGTTGGAAAATCCGGCGGTGTTTCCTATTCAAAGTTGTTAATGGAGTTCCGGGATACTTTTTTAAATATCGACCTTCAGATTATTAATAATCTTAGTGACTTATTTATAAATTTATGGTAAACTAAATTGAAGGAGGTTATTAAAATGGTTTTAGATAAAAATCTTCCGCACTTCCGATTTTGGTGTTACAAGGTCCTTCCGCTAGCTTATGACAATTCATTAAGCTATTACGAGGTACTTTGTAAAGTAGTAAAGTATATAAATGATCTGATTGATCAGGATAAAATTTTCGGTGATGAACTGGCAGCACTCCGAAAAGATCTTGCCGTTGTCCAGAAATGGATTGAAAATTTTGATACTTCATATATTAAAGAACTGATTGATAAATATCTTGCTACATTTATCATTGTTTCATTAACGCAGGAAGGTTATTTTGTGTATACCATCCCGCAAAGCTGGAAAGATATTACATTTAATACTACCGGATTAGATATTGATCTTGAGATCCAGCCGGAATATGGCCATCTTGTATTATCATATTAAATTAGGAGGTTTTATATAATGGCGAACTTGCAGTATATCGGCGCGCGGTATGTGCCGAAAATTTACCAGAATAGCCAGGATCCAAGCGTTTTCACATGGGAAGCAGACACAGCTTATGAACCGCTTGTTATGGTTGGTTATAATTCAGTATCTTATATTTCAAGAAAACCGGTTCCCGCTTCAGTCGGTAATCCGTATGCTAATCCTGAATATTGGTGCAGCATGGGATCATTTAACGCCCAGGTTGCACAGTATATGCAGCTTGTAGCGCAGCTGGCCGAAGATCTTGATACCGGCCTTGCGTCCACACTCGCGGACGCGAAAGATTACACGGACGATGAGATCGCCCCGATCGATGCCAGATTAACAGCCGTTGAAGGAGAAATAACCGGCGAAGTCGTGCCGAAGCTGCTTTTAGTTGGCGATTCCTGGTCCGCAGGATCCGGCGGAGTTCCTCCAAAAGGTTGGAGTTATTATTTCGAGTCTTACACAGGTATCGATTGCGATATAATCACCCAGAACGGCGGCGGATTTTATGACGTCGGTAATAATAATTCCGATTATCCAGGCGTTAATTACCAGGGCGCGATCCAGCTTTTCTTAACAAATAAGTCCGACGCGGAAAAGGCAGCTTATACCGGTGTAATTTACGTCGGTGGAATTAATGACCGCATTGAAAATTATAACACTGTTGTATCTGCGGTTCAGTCCTGCTTAAATTATGTGAAATCAGCACTGCCGAACGCGGAACAGCTGGTTATCCCGGTCCGCGGAACCGGCGGACCAGCTACATATCGTGAAAGACATACCTTCCAGGCCTGGCAGGATGGCGCCGGCGCTGCGGGCGTTCGCGTGACGCATAATTCTCTGTACTGGTTCTATCATAGATCGCAGTTTGAAGGATCTTCCGCAGATGGTTACCACCTCAACGACGACGGTTATAAACTCTGCGCTAAATATATCGAAGCAGTTTATAAAGGCGCGGACTTTGCTTATATTCCTTACAGCGGCGGACAGGTTTATCCGACATACCCGCAAGACGTAACGCCGATCACCGGACACCTGAACGCAGGAAGGACCGGCGACGGAGTTGTCACAATATCCGGTAAGTTTACCATCCCGGCCAGGGCAGTAAACGCGCAGGATGAATTAGTGCATGATATCGGCGCGGAGTTCACGCCTACCGACGGTCCTATGTTTATTCCAGCTGTTTTCTACTCAAATGCAGAAACGCCCACCCGGTTTGATTGCATCGTAACATTATCCTCCGCCGGAGTCCTGGCACCGCGCGGCGTGTATTCCAGCTACGGAACCGACGGCGGCACGCTCTATGTTAATTATAGTTATCACGTTGACGTTCCGATTGTTTGATCCTCTAT